TACATGTTTTTATAATATTTTCAAGAAACTCTCCTTTAAAAACACCAATTTCCAATATCTTTGGAGAAATACTTTCATTACAGAAATACTCTATCATTTCATTGCGTGTATCAAAGCGCTTTGGAGTATTTGCAGAATATTTCGTACTTGTCCAGTAATTAGTTACCGTTGGAGTTGTTGAACTAGTTGGAGTTGATGAAAAATCCGCACAAAAAAATTCTAATATTTTCTTATAGTGACAATCTTGTACTCCAGGTTCCCCCGCAAAATTTACAAAATATGCATTTTTTAAAGATTCATCTTCTATATACGGATTGAAAACAACAATCTCTTTACTTAAGATACATATAGAAAAGTCTGCCTCTTTTTTTGATACAATTCTCATGACTATCTCGTAATTGTAAAAAGGCTGGTCGACTGTGTAATAGGGTGTATTCATATTCTCAAGACATCCCTTTAACACAGTTTTAAAGAATTCTCGCTGTCCTTCACTATGTTTCCAGGCATACCACCCTGCAGAAATTCCTGGAAATCCTTCAGATAATATTCCTTTCTCTAGTAAAAGGCCTCCGTGATTATCATCAAATAAATTTCCATCTTCTGTCATTATATAAAATGTATTTTCGGTTGTTTTCACTTGATTAAACAGGGCGTGTATATTTCTTATGCAAAGACAATCAATATCTAAATGTAGATTGAGTTCGTGGTTTGTAATAGTTTCAAAATTTTCAATCATATATCGTTCAGCAAATCCCTCAGATAAATTAGAAGGTCTTTTCATAATAGAAATTTCTATATGAAACGGAACTCCTTGACTTAAATATCCAAATGTACTATTGTTGTCAGAATTCATATAATTGAAGGTATCTTCATCAACAAGTAATCCAACACAATCATTTGGCGTCAGCCCGCCATACCGTTTCAAATAAGTAAACCAAATATAAAACATGTTGATATATTTGTTATTTTTAGGTTCTTTCTCAGATAGTGTAAAAAGGGTCGTATACACTAACATTCTCTTTACAAAGGCTTAAAAATTCGCCAATACTATTACGCATAAGAGGAATGGCAGCGATTGGCATTGATCTCGGGACGACATATAGTTGCGTGGGTGTTTGGCAGAATGGACACGTGGAGATTATTGCGAACGATCAGGGAAATCGCACAACACCTTCTTATGTGGCATATACTGAAGACGAGCGTCTTATTGGCGATGCGGCCAAGTCTCAAGCATCCAGCAACCCTTCTAACACAGTCTTTGATGCAAAGCGATTAATTGGTCGCAAGTTTGATGACCCTGTCGTACAGGCGGAGAAGAAGTTGTGGCCGTTTAAGGTGGTGGATTCTGGCGGTAAGCCGAAGATTGAAGTTTCATGGAAGGGGACGACTCATCAGTTTCTGCCTGAGGAGGTGAGTGCCGCCGTTCTTCAGAAGATGAAAGCAACTGCTGAGGCATTTCTTGGAACGGCGGTAAAGGATGCCGTGGTGACAGTGCCGGCATATTTCAATGATTCTCAGCGTCAGGCGACGAAGGATGCTGGTGCTATTGCGGGTTTGAATGTGCTTCGTATTATTAACGAGCCGACTGCTGCTGCTCTGGCATATGGCCTGGATCGTCTGGGGAAGGATGCTGGCGAGAAGAATGTGCTGATATTCGACTGTGGAGGTGGGACACACGATTTAAGCGTCCTAACTCTGGACGATGGTGTTTTTGAGGTAAAGGCCACTGCGGGTGATACTCATCTCGGTAAACGCTTAGTTTCTGCTTATTAAAAGCTTAACTCTGCCGAGAATAAAGAACTTTAATTGCGGGAAACCCCTAAAGTTGAAAAGTTTTCTAGATTATTTTGACCACCATTATAAAATACCTCGGAATGAAAAACTGTAAGAAATGTAAGAAATGTTTAGATGACGTATGCTTTGATGTGAAAAGAAATGTGTGTAAAAACTGTAAGTATATTCAAACAAAGGAAAGAAGAAATGAACAGGTGATTCTAAATGAGAACAGATTGGACTTTGTTGAAAGTAAAGAATGTAATAAGTGTAATAAAACCCTTAAACGTGAAGAATTTAATAGGCGGAATACAACACCAGATGGGCTATGTAACACGTGTAGAAACTGTTACAACTCATCTAGAAAGTCTAAGAATGTTATTGTATCTGATAGTAATAAGAGTAAGTCGTGTAATACCTGTAATAAAATAAAACCATTATCAGAATTTGGAACCTGTGTAAAATCAAACGATAATCATTTTCACAAATGTAAAGAATGTCAGCCTCCACGAGAGTGGACAAAAGAAAAAGAAAAGCTTTCTCAAAAGAAATACAGTGAAAACAACAAGGAAAAGCTTCAAGAGAAATGGAGGAAGCGCCAAAAAAATCTTCAGCATCGCATTAAACAGCGACTCTGTGCAAGAATTAAATCGGCGTTAAAGGATGTTTCTCTCCGAAAAACAAATAAGACATATGAATACATTGGCTGTTCGTATGATTTTCTAAAACAATGGATTGAGTTTCAATTTCAAGGCGAAATGACATGGGAAACAGTTGGTCAATGGCATATTGATCATGTTATACCATGTGCGTCATTTGACTTGACAAATCCAAACGATGTTTCAGAATGCTTTAGTTGGAAAAATTTAAGGCCGTGTTGGGCTGAGGAAAATATGATGAAGGGTTCAAAAATCATTTCCGAGGTGATTGAGAATCAGAAAAAAATGGTCAAAGAGTTTCTAGAAAATCCACTACCAAACCTTCCTGGTGACAGAGAAGGTGGCGTCAAGTAATCATTGACGGTACGGTAAAAAGGTGGCAAATGATGGTTGTGTGGTGGACATACAACCTGAAATGGGCAATCCGCAGCCAAGCATCTTACGAAAGAAGATGAAGGTTCAACGACTAGTCAAAGTAACCTAATGTGTTTTTTAATACAATGGAGAAATGGCCACGAATGGGTTCCTGGTTGTGCAAGACACAACTAGAAGATATAGTCTGAACTTATGGGAAACCATAAGAAGTAAGGATAAAGAGCCTTACGATAACACTCTTGGGAGAAGATTTTGATAACGCACTCGTGACGTATTGTTGCGACGAGTTTAAGAAGAAGTATAAGGTGGATGTTTCCAAATCAGCAAAGGCTCTGCGCCGTCTGCGCACTGCCTGTGAGCGCGCCAAGCGCACGCTGAGCTCTGCTACACAGGCTTCTGTCGAAGTGGATAGTTTGTTTGAAGGCCAGGATTTCCAGACAGTTCTAACGCGTGCGAAGTTTGAGAGTTTGTGCGAGAGTTTTTTCCGTCGCACGGTGGCTCCTCTTGACGGCCTTCTGCGCGATGCAAAGTTAGATAAGGGTCAGATTCACGAGATTATTATGGTAGGAGGTTCTTCGCGTATTCCAAAGATCCGTGAGCTACTTTCTTCCTATTTCAATGGAAAGAAGTTGAATGACACTGTAAATCCTGATGAGGCCGTGGCATATGGCGCAGCCGTCCAGGCACATATTTTGAGCGGTGGTAGTAAGACTGGCGATAAGACGGATGGCATTGTTCTTTTGGACGTTGCTCCTCTTTCACTGGGTCTAGAGACGGCTGGAGGTGTGATGACGGCAGTAATTAAGCGTAATTCTAGTATTCCTAAGAAGGCTACGAATACTTTTTCAACATATGCTGACAATCAACCCGGTGTTCTCATTCAAGTCTATGAAGGAGAGCGTCAGTTTACTCGTGATTGTAATTTACTAGGTAAGTTCCAACTTGATGGAATTCCTCCGATGCCTCGCGGTGTTCCTCAGATTGAGGTGACGTTTGATGTGGATGCAAACGGTATTCTGAATGTGAGTGCGGCTGAGAAGAGTACTGGCAAGTCTCAGAAGATTACGATTACGAATGATAAGGGTCGTCTATCCAAGGAGGAGGTTGAGCGACTTGTTGAGGAGGCGGCCAAGCACGAGGCAGAGGACAAGGCACAGTTTGAGCGCGTTGAAGCGAAGAACCAATTGGAGTCTTATCTGTATAATACTCGCAACTCTCTCAATGAGGAGAAGGTGAAGGCGAAGTTGGGCGAGGAGGCTACGACTGCATTGGAAACAGTTGACGAGGGAATTAAGTGGCTGGAAGCACACCAGGATGAGGCGAAGGCTACGTATGCTGATAAGCAGAAGGAGTATACTGACAAGCTTCAGCCGACGATGATGAAGTTGTACCAGGACCCTGCCGCTGATTTCAAGGCTGGGAGCCCCACAGGCCAAGAGGCCCCAACAGGCCCTAAGATTGAGGAGGTGGATTAAGAAAGAGGAGGAGAATGTAAAATATACTAAATAATAAGAATGCTTACATCTAAGAAAAACTGGAAGTTGTTCTTATATGTATTTCTTGTATTTTTAATAAGTATTTCTATAATAAAAAGCATATTATTTATGTTAGAAGATTTTGCAGATTATTTTAATGAGAATAATCAAAAGATTGATATACTAACAATAGAAAAAGTAGAGCAAGACCAAGCACAAAAATTTATAAAAGCAGATGATTGTGTATTAGAGCTCGGCGGTAGATATGGCACAGTATCTGGTATAATAAATAAGAAACTTTCCAATCCTCAAAAACATATTGTTGTAGAGCCAGATAGTGATGTTTGGGAGACTCTAGAAAAAAATAAGAAGAATAATGAATCTCAGTATAAGATAGTAAAAGGAGTAATAAGTAATAAAAAAATGTCATTTCAAAAAAATGGATATGCAACAATTCAAGTAGCTGATGAAGCTTCTACTGTACCCCATTATACATTTAATCAAATAAGGGAAATGGTAGATACGCCTTTTACTGCACTTGTAGCAGATTGTGAAGGATGTATTGAACATTTTTTAAATGAAAATACAGAAATTCTTAAAACAGTGCGTATTATCTTATTAGAGGAAGATATGCCTGATAAATGTAATTATCCTGCCGTTAAAAAACTTCTTGAAGAATATTACTTTAAAGAAGTCAATAAAGAATTTAATATAGTTTGGCGTAGTGTTTGGATTCGTGAATAAAAAATTTCTCATAATTCTAAAATAAACTTATCAATATTTTGTGTACCCTTAAAATTTCGTTGATACTTCTTAAAGTCAAGCGTCTTGAAATAAGTGACCTTTATTTCTTTATCTCCTTTTTTCATCATATATTCTTCTAATTCATTTTGATTATTCACAAGAAAATGCTTGGGTTTTTTACAGGTTTCTTTGAAATTCACAGGTGTTGCTGTATGTTTTCTATGTTCTGGTAATGGTAAACAAAATAACATATCTTCATCGTGTATTAATTGTCGTTTAAGATTATTTATATCATCATTTGTATAATTTATTAATTTCATTTTATTAAGATACTCTTCTATTTCAATAATATGTTTTGTAGGAATAATACCTATATCCATAGTTGGTCTTAGAGCGGGATTTATAAACGGCACTAACTCATTTGGACCAATATTTTTAATGTGTTCTAATATTATTGAACCAAATGACTTTCCAACTGATATAGTACATGGTAAATTTATCCAGTAATCTGTATCCTTGTATAAATCCATATGTTCTTTTATATACATTAATCCTGTTAAGTTTAATCCTGTGTATCTGACCTTTGCTACAAAAACACCATCTATGTAAATGACTTCATTATTATCTTCTTGGCCAGATACAATTAATATATCTTTTGTATCAAAACCTGATGCCTTTAACTCTTTTATTAAAGTATGCACATTAGTAAAATAATGCTTACAAGTCGTTATTAATACACCAACCTTTAATTTTTCATAAGGTTTTTCTTTATATA